TCATTTGCCCCCCTATAAGACAATAAAGGTCTTTCTCAAGAAGTCGTCAATTTGCTTAGCAATCGCTGGGTCTCCCTGAATTATGACAAGTGCTGTGGATGTGACAAGTTTCTTTTCAGGTTGCTCCCTACCCTCCACAATGTCATCCACATATTCTTTTTTACTTACTGTTAGTGTCAGCTTCATTTTTTCTCTCCTCTATTTGTGCGAGCATTGTTAATGCTTCGCACTGTATTTTGTGCCTACAGTTCTTACATTCCCACTCCTTACAAAACTGAAACGGAGTGGGCGGCTGGTTGTCTGCTAGTGCTTTCTCAAATACCACCTTCCTTTCCATCAGCCTGTCCCAATTACTCTGTAGTTCTTCCTGTGTAAATACCAGAGTCTCTGAGTATAGCTCAGGGAATGGCGGATTGTATGAGCCTAGTATGTGCAGACTGCTGAGTTGGTACTGCAATATATCCCTGATGTAGCAGCCTCCCATAATGTATTCTACCCAAGCTTCAGGAAGAGCTATTTTATTTTTCTTCAGGCTTGCTCTAGTAGTTTTTATCTCGCAGTACTCTTTCCCATAGGGCAAAAAGAAATCTGGAGAGAATACCACTCCATCTTTCCAGAATACGGGGAGGGTAGCTTCTTGAGGAGTGAGCACATCTTGCAATGCGAAGCCCAGAGAGAAGAGCATTAGCTCCCTGTCTGTTGGCTCTATGTCTTGCATCCTGTCAAAGAAACTCCTGGTGAGACAGGACACAAGAGTAGATAGATGTATCTTGTCTCTCTTTTCCTTAAGCTTATACAGGTCAGATAGGTGATTAAGAATTATTCTGTCCAGCTCTGGGTTGGGTATTCTCTCCATAAGTTTTCATTCTCCTAACTAGTAGCTTACTTAGCTACCCTGTGATAGATTCCGTTCTCGTCTTTAGTGAACTCTCCTGTGTCTGTCATAGCCTTAAGAAAGCTACCATCCGTAATACTTCGTTGGAGCTCCACGTCTTTTCTAATTGTAGAATCGGCATATGCTTCCTTGTTGAAATCACTGTCAGCTTTGCCGTCTAGCAATATCTTTGCCTGCTCGGTTGCCCCCGTAGCCTTGCCTCCCGCTGCCGCACCCTCAAGCTCATACACTTCCCATACAGGAGTAGGTACTTCCCCGTTGGGATATTCTGACCTGTCAGCATCCCTTTGCCAAATTGGGCGTGGCGCTGGTCTGCCTTCCTGCCCATCGCAGAATACCATACCAACTGTCTTGCCAACTGCAAAATCTATGTCTGCCCCTTCGGGAAGGAGCTTTGCTAACGACTCCCCGAAGTATCCCCACTTAGATTTCTTCTTGTTGCTCAAACCCATATTGAGAACTGCTGTGGGAAGCTCATAAGGTTCTGTTGACTGGATTACTTCCCCGATGGTAAAGTTAAGATTGACTCTTGTCCCATCATAGCCAGTTGCTGGCTCTGTGGGGAAGCCCTCCAGCACCCCTGTAAATCTGCGCAGTGGTGTTCCTGTAAAGTCCACTAAGTTCCTAACGCTTACTGCATTGCCCATTTTTGTTTTCTAACCTCCAAATATTTTTACTAGCAGGATTGTTCCTGCAACGAAGAGAAGGAATAGGATTACTACTATTATGTTCTCAACCGTACTACCTCCTTCATACAAGTTTGTTGCTCCTGTTGTGGTTTCATACCCATATCATACCATAAAGAATCCAATAAGTCAATACGTATAGAACTGTTGCGCAAGTAAATATCATTCAATTCACGTATATTATACATAGTATATACATTTATAATGATGTTGCTGAGCCAGTTAAATTCCGTATAGATACATCTTCCTCAGTAATTATCTCTCGCTTCAAAGTCTTGGGGTGTAAGGTAGCTCTATCCCATTCTATATTGAATGTGGGAAGCATTTTTTGTGCGTGTCTGGATAGCTCAAATGTTAAGCGAACCTTGTTCTTTCCTGTGTTGGGGTTAGTAAGCGATACCCTTACCATAGTATCAATCCAGTCATTGAACAGACTGCTACCCATCACTTCCTCCGAGCCAAGGTCTATAACTTCACCAGCATTATTTACTCTAGTTTTGTGCGTGTGGTGAAGCAGCACAACAGAGAAGTGATACTTAGCCTTCAGCCAATTTATGTTGTCAAGGAGTTTCTTGACATCATAGTCATCAGATATATGCCCCGTAATGAGTAAATATACTGGGTCTAGTATCAAGACTAGGTGGTTCTCTGGGCTTCTCTCTTGCGCATCTTTGATAGACTTTTCCAACGCTTGCTTACCATAGCCAGTGTCTATCTTGGAATACGGGGAAGTCTCAAAGTACATATTGAGAGGGCGAGAACCATTGCTGCTCATAAATTTTTCTACCCTATCTCTTTCCACTGCTTTGGGTAACTCAACTTGGTATCTGAGAGTGGAGCACTTTGAGGTGTGGAAGCCGAACCAATCTTTTCCTGATGACAAGCAATACATAAGATGAAGGGACAACATTGATTTCCAGGATTTAGCTCCCCCGAAAATCATTAAGGATGTCTCTGGTAGGAGTATGCCATCAGATATTATCTGTCTTTGTCTTGTTGGTTTCCAGTCCAAAAGTTCGTCAAGTGAATCTACAGGCAATGAAGTCTCCTTTCTGTTGCCCTTATTGCTTGTGTCTACTTTAAGTCTTCCAAGTATGTTTCTACATCGCTGATTATAGTGGTAGTTAAGTCATCCCACTCTTTATCAGCGTATATTCCAGAATAAATTATTATATCGTCTATGCTCATCTGATACTCGCACTTGTGGCAAATGTCATTGAGTGGGATTTGCTGCCATATATTATCCTTTATTTTTTTCTTAAGCTTTTCTAGTCGGTCTTCCATATTTCCTTTCCTCCTCTAACATTTCCCTAATGATGTCAAATCGTCTGGCTGGTATAGCCCATATTGCAGCTATCTTTCTATATTGGGCTGCGATACCAGACCAGTAGATTGCCTTACTTGCATTGCTCACTATCTACCTCCTTTCAGAATCTATATTGATGAGTCTCAATTCTTCTGCCTTTTTTGTTACATCCATTTTATCCTCCTATATAATCTACTAACCAATTTGACAATCCTCCAAGACAAAACGACCACAAGAACACCATAAAGAATAGCTGTTGGATGGTGTAAGAATCTGCCGTTCTCAATCCCAAGCAGCCACGCAATCGGATGGTCAAGGTCAAAAGCAACAGACCCAATAGCGGAGCCAAGAAGAGCCACGACTGCCAGACTTCCAATAAGAATATACTTAGAATATAACTTATCTCGTAGCCACATAGCATTTACTTCTCCAAAAGTTCTGGATTTTCATAGATATTGCCGATGACTTCTAAATTATTCCATCTGTTCAATACCCCAATTCTAGTATCCTCTATCTCAAAAGTAAGTTCATCCTCATTCCACTCTACACCAGCGATACGCCTCACTCGTTTACTTATTTCTTCATATTTTCTCAGAGAACCACAGCCTAAGCCAACCATATACTCTTTAACTATATCCCCCTCGTATATCTCTTTGCCGTTCTTGTCCTTTAAACCTGTGTATTGCATCAGTTCAATATCAGTTTCTAGCCCATCCAGATACCAATAAAATGTCCCATCAACAGACACATATCTTCCATTCTCATCCGTATATGTATAACCAGCAATATCAGCCCCATATTCTACACCATAGAGTCGTAAGGTACTAACTGGATACATTCCTCCTTTTACTTTATCCCAAGCCCTGAATTTAATCTCTCTCATTTTTATATACTCCTATCACCCGTATCAAGGATATTAAACTCCAGACGAAAACCAGTGGGACAACAACGAGTTCTACCCACCCTTCGTTATATTGATTGAGAAAGATAGTAACCTGCCAGTTATTTGAATAAGCCGTAATCATTGTGATAAATATTGCTATCACTAAGAATACAGGGGAGGCAAGACCCATTATGTCATACCATTTAAGTCTCATTTTACTCCTATATTATACCATATTCAGTGTGGTAAAGTCAACACCCAAGTTGCTAGAACTCATAGTCAGGCGCATAACTCCAGTACTTAGGGTCACACTCAGTCTGGCAGGTAGCGCAAATTTGGGGCGAGCAAACTAGGGTGTGGGATGGGTCGGTGCAGATAAAAGTATCTGGCTCGCTGTTCCACCTTTCTATCAATTCGTCTGCCTTGGATGGCGATAGTGAGAATAGAATGCTTCTCCCACCTGTATCCTCAAAGAATACACCTACTTTATCCCTCCCCCCTATCATAGTTACTACTTTGTACCTAGCTAGTTTTCTTATAGAGTTGCTCATTATCCTTCCTCCTTAAAATTACTCCAGAATTCTTTCTCCTTTGCCTTACTTATAAGCGTTCTCCATTTACTTATTGCAGATGGGCTGACACCAAGTTTCTTACCCACCTCGTATATAGTTCCTTTGAATATAAGATTCTCAATACTTTCCTGATGCTTGAGTTCTATCAGCTTCATTAGGTTAGACTTTTGATAAGGAGTAGGTTGCTGGTCTATGGTTAAAGGCTTTCTGGTATGCTTTTCAAGACACACTCCTCTTTCACGAAGTATCTTTCTTCTAATTTTCGCTGACGTTTCCATACTATAATTCTTCCAGATAGCAGTCAATAGTGTCCCAAGTAATCCCGATGGAACAGTCCTGACGGGAGTCCATACTGTCCACTATCTCCTGTGCCTGTTCCTCAGTACAAGGTATGCCCCTTTCTTCTGCTCTGTCAAGCACATCATCCTCTGACCAGATAGCGACTGCAATATGCTTGCCGTCTCTAATCCAGCCAAGTCTCGTAAGTACATCTGGTAACATTGCCATTATCCTTCCTCCTTTCCTAGCCAAACACTAAATCTTGGCACTCTTGGCACATAACTATTTTCCTGTACTCTTCCCTAGATATGACATCCCTAAACTCTGCTGCTGACTTGCCACAACACACGCAGATTTTCTTCGCATAACATTCTCTAGGGCTTCTTTGGTAGGCTACCCTTCCCCTACCTTCCGTCTTGTCGTCTACCAGACAATCATCTGTTTTCTTTTCGTCAAGCTCCAATCCCATACTCCTTTTTAAGGGCTGCAAGGACAACCCTTAGTACATCATCCAACCTGCGATATAAGTCAACATCATCTTGCTGAGATGCTTCTGTCATTAATGTTGCTATTTTATTCTCCACTGTTATTAGTATCTCCGCCCTTTCTTGTTGGGCTTTAATCTGGTCGGCTTGAGCTTGGGCTTTAGCACAGTGAGTCCCCCAGTCCTCCTCCTGCATCGGGTCATTCTTTTCATACTCATCCCAAAGTGCGTCTATATCCACTATCCCTTCCTCATCCACCTGATAGAGGGATTGGATTTTAGCCGATATTATTTTCAGACTATCTTCATAAGCCTCTGGTGTTAATTGCACAACACCACTGAATTGGTGGTCTATTATTTCCCTTATCTTCTCATTCATAGTCCTGCCTCCTTTAGTGCTTGGGATAGGGGGATAAACTTATACTCTTTCCACTCAATGCCGTCTTTCGCTTGGTGTGTATTGCAAACTTCAATCATACAGCCATTCTTTCCCAGGGCTTGGAGGATTTGCAAGGCGTAGTGTTCCCCCGTTCTGTTTACATAGTTATTATCTACCACAAAAGCGTTTCTGCTCTTCCATACGAGCTTTGCCGCCACTTCCACCAATTCTTTAATGTCTGTCATTTAAGCCTCCGCCTCTTCCTATTCTTTTATTGCTAGTACATCTGGCTCTCTTAGAATAACCAGTTTCACGTCATCCACCACTACCTCAGTCCCGCCATACCTAGCATAGATAACTCTATCCCCTATCTTCAGGCTCATCTTACCTCGTTCCCCGTCTTGCAATGGTCTGCCTTCACCTATTGCTATGACTATGCCTTCGGTAGCTTTTGCTTGCGCTGTCTTCGGTATGATTATTCCTGATGGTCTTACCTCTTCCTTCTCGGTAGGCTTGACCACTACCCTATCGTCAAGGGGGTGTACTTTACTCATCTATAGTTTCCTTTCATTCTAGTATTTTGTATCCTCTATTGTTCTATACCACAAGCCTCTAAGAACTTGGGTTTGTTGAAGTAATAATTATCACTTGCAAAATAGTCAGCCAAGTCTGTTGCCACACCGTAGACTCCGCACTGTCCCTGGTACTCATTCGTATCTAAGTTGTCTTTAATTATCTTAGCAATCGCTTTGTAATGGCGTCTAGTAAACATTATTCTTATCCTGCTGCCCCCTTCCTTTTAATACCTTGCTTCCCGCTTTAACTGTTCTACTCTTTCCTTGTTCTTTCTTTTCCTCTCCCTCATCCTGTGCATCTTCAGCTTGTGCCTTGTCATTGACCGCCTCCTTTCTCAATGCCCTGATGGAAGACCTGTAAGCTACCATTATGCTAATTTGCGTACCACATCTGCACTTGTAGGTTGCTACCTTCTCCCCCCTGAATATGCGCTTTGCACTTGCACCGCAATATGGGCATCTCTGATACCTTGGTGCAGAAGGAGTACTGAACTTTACAGCTAATCCAGCCATTGCTTTTTCTCGTTCCTTTTCCTGAACTCAATCACAGCTTGCAGCTCAAAAGAATAGTCTACCTGCCTGTGTACGCCCTCCACCAGTCCTTGTCTGACTTGGTAGTCAGTTCTGCAGACAGGGCAGTAGGTGTTCCCACATTGTAAGTCTCCGCTTACCAGTTCAAGCTCACCACCGCATATTGGGCAATCTATATCTGTCTGCTCCTCTTGGTGCAATGTGCCTAGTCTGTCTCTAACTGCCACGATAATCTTCCTGCTTGAAATACAGAACAGGACTTGCTTGCTCTGCTTTCACAATTATTTGTAGCTTCCCTATCGTTGTATCTTTTCCATACTTTACCATAAGAAGCCTAGTCAACCTGATGACCTCATCTCTGTCACCTGTTATCCTAATTATTCTGCCAGCTTGTTGTGCCATAACCAGCAATTTTCCTTTCTTATATAAGTTGTCTTAACGGAATAGCGAGCCGTCACTTGTGAATCGGTACTCGTTGTTCTCTATTGTTTCTACAATCCCTTCACGGCTTGTTATGTACTCATATTCATCACGTAGTATAGACAGGTATTCTGCCAGTAGTTCAAACTCAAACTCTTCATCAAGGTCTTCTGGAGTCAATTCGCTATTCTCGTCTTCCCCCAGCAGTGCTATCTGCTCTAGGTATCTCTTTGCTATCTGATGGGTTTTGCATAGCTTACCGTGACTCTCCACTATGTCATCTGCAATATCCTTGGCGTCTATTAAGAACTTACCTTTGATAGTATTGCGGTTCAAGTCAAACTCGGTTATGTCCAGTCCTATTATCTTGGCATCTTCTTCTGTACAGTCCCACCAGTCATAATCTGCATTTATGTCATACAGTTCCTCAATAGCTTTTTCTTGCGCATCTTCGGACAGCTCTTTGAACTCGTAGACCTTGTATTGCCTAGTGACTATTTCCACTTTGCCTATTACCTCCTTTCCTTACAAGTAACAAAACCGCTAGCGTTTAACCAGCGGATTATTCTCAATATCAAATGGCGGGGTAATGCAAGCGGCATTAGCTCTATCCCTAGCTTGCTTGCGCCCAATCATACATAGCCTACAGGTATCTGGATGTCCCCACTTGCAGTCTTTACATCCCATTTTATCTACCCCCTCTGTCTTCTTACTGCACGTATTCAAACGAAGATTGCATTCTTGTAATTCGCTTGAGATGTGCTTTCGCATACGATAATGTCAGCTTCTCGGTCTTGCCTTGAGCAACGTGAAGCCAAAAGTTCGCCCCAAAGCTGCCTATCCTTACAAACTTTCCTTTGGCATCGGTCATAGGCAACCCATCAATGCTCCACATAAAGACCTGTTTACCTCTGGTGGGGTGCGCCAATGTTTGCTTCAGCCTCATAGTGATTGCCCCTTTCCATATTACATATATTATACCACACAAGCAATACCCGTGTCAATACCAAGTTTATTCAATCAACAAGTGGTGGGCGCATTATCGTTTGCCCACGTTTGCGCACCAGCCGTATCATCCCTGCAGTATAATAATGTATAATGATGTAAGGGCAAAGTAAAAGGGGTAAGGCGGTAACTAACCCTACCCCTGATACCCGTTTGGGCTAACCTAGACCAGCCCAGCCTCTTTCAATAGTGCCATTCTTACTCGGTTGCGCCAGCCTCCGTTGTTGCTGAATTCGTGTGCCGTTTTGAACGTAGTACCTGCAGCCATTGTAATTTTCTGTTTGTCAATGGTTACTTCCGTATCCGTTGCGAACATTACATTGTCGCCAACTTGTGCCAGCAGGTCAGATGTTTTTGCGTCGTTAGCAACATAGCTGGATTTTCCACCACCACCACTGGACTTGCGTACTGCGGACTTCATCAGTCTGCAGGATGTGTCGGTTGAACCGAAGTCATTAGCATACCAGACACCATCGGCAATATCCAGTTCCCCAGCATCCTTCATCTTTTCTACAATGGCGTCAATTTTCTTTTTGACGGTCAGCGTGGTATTGGCTAGTGCCCTCTCTTTTGCCTCCCGTTCGGCAATGGCTTGCGCCTTCTCCACATTTTCCAACTCTTTGGCAATTTTCCTCACCGCCGCCCAATCACCCTTACCAGCGGCATCCTTCATTTGTGCCTCAAGCTCATCCAGCGAGAGGACTTTAGTCTCGTCTCCCATAGTAACCTCCATATTAAATTTTTAAGGTACGGTCTGGCGTTACCATTCCGCCGAACCCTTATGTAATAATTGTATCACAAAGTCCTGCCATTGTCAAGCCCCCAGAGGGATAAAATTGTTATAATATTATTAAAAACCAGTTAACATAATGTCTTCGGTAATGCGATGGCTTGCTGGTGCATATGTTCGCAGCCACCACTAGCCGCTTTTGCAATCGTCCCACATTTGCAAGTCGTTTGCAATAGCACAAGGGGGGGTATGCCTCACTAGATAACATCCACCCCCCATACGGTATCCTTACCTTACTATGTTAATTTTCTTTTTAGTTTGTTTCTCTAGAATTCTGAAATACCAAAATCCAAATACTATAGGTGACTAGTTTTCTTCGGGGCTGTTCCCATCCTCGCTGTCTATGTCCAAATTGACATTCCACTGCTTTGCGATTTCGTGTATTTGCTTGTGGGTGGCTTTAATTTCCCGAATAGCAAGCCTCCCCAACAGTAGCTCGCAGTTCATAGGAAGTACAATCACATCGCAGCCAGTTACCTTGGCAATACCAGGTAATGTCTGTAGCAAGCCATTTGATGCCTCTACAGTGCTCTTAATCACTATAAGACCAGCTGCCTTGGTTCTTAATGGCTTGCCATCCAGCCCAACAAAGTTATTTCCGCCATCGCCTCCTTGTGCCATTAGTTACGCCCTCCTCTCTTTCTAATTTTGCCGAGTCTAGGGACATCTACTTTACCGACTTCCATTTCTTCAATCAATCTGAACTCTCTGCTACTTGCTATCTTTATTGCCAGCGCAATGAAATCTGCTTTAGCAAGATGCTTCTTGGCTATCCGCAACCTGTCTAATTCTATTATTAGCTTCTTCGTAAGTGGTTTCTTGCTTAGTATGTTGTTATAGAAATCATTTCTGTTCTTAGCTCTCATAGCAACTGTGAGATGTTCGGCTGTAACAAATGTAGATGGAAGCCATAGTGGAGTCCAGCAGTATCTGCATCGCCAAATTTCTGTCCCTAGTTGCACCCAATAGTGAGCATTACAGTTAGGATTACTGTCACATAGCGGATTGGGGTAGTCCACCTTTTCCAAAGTTTCTTCTACCATTTCTTTGGCACACCTCCATATGGCTCAATTTCTTCCTTTAGCTGCTGGAGCATAACGCCAAGATGAATCATATTATCTACGTCATTACGCTCATATGCTTTCTTTATCCTTTGTATCACCGATGCCCTCCTTACGGCAATTTTCCTTCTTTCCTTCTTTGCCTCTGGCGGGATATGTAGTCTTACCCCACCTCTGTTATCAACCTTTATTCTTCTCTCAAGTGCTTCCTTCCCTTGTGCAATCCAACATTCAGGGTGGTAGTATTTCTTTATAAGCCACTTACCCCTATAGTAGGAAGTAACCACCATATGTTCAGTCTTCTCTATCGGCTCTGGACACCAGTTACATCCTGTCTGTCTGCTACATTTGGTCATCCATACATTCATTTTTGTCTAAGATACCTCATAGCAGTAATCTTGCTCACCCCAAGTTGTGTCGCTATGCGAGATACGCTAAATCCTCTTTCTCGCAGTAGCTTTGCTCTCCTTACCCTATCAACCTTGATTATCTGATACTTGGATGGTGTTCTTTCCTCAAATACAATGCAGCGTGCATACGGACACTTTTGCGTACAGAAGTCTATTCCCTTTTGGCTTTCGGCATCTTCTATACCAGCTGCCTTCATAGCCTCGCATATTCGTTTGTGCATTGGTCCATTCATATTATACATATTATATCATAAAGTAATTCATTTGTCAATATGCAGTACGCAATAAAATATATTTTAATATATATATATTATATATAATAAATGCGATTTGTTATATACGTATTGACAATATGTGGTAATGTGTGGTATAATATATAGTATAGTTAGGATGGTGGTGAGTTGAAACTACTGCACGACTTTGGAGTAAGAGCACTATTCGGCACGCTTATAATTCTTCCGTCTATTCTTACACTATGCTGGCTTGCTATTAATGGTAGTAGCGAGTCTCTTGTACTGATTGGTGAGCTGGCGGGGATAGTCATCGGATTCTACTTTGGGCAGCGCAGTACTGCAAAAAAGGAAGGAGATTCAGATGTGGCAAATAAATAATGCTGGTGGTATGAAGCTTTATGAGTACTCGGATGCGGTCAATGACGTAGTATATTGTGTGGAGAAGGATGCAGTTACGAGGCAGCAAGTAAGGGGTGGTCACTTAGCCTATGGCGAGTATGAGGTTTTCAAGTCAGGAACTCTCAAGTATGATAGTCTAGCTTCTATGTTTGCTGCTATGGAGGATGGAATATACAGAAGCCATAAGTATTGGGAAAGAATGAATGCCTTCTACAGCATCAAGTCCTTGGCGGAAATAGGGGAACGGATAAGAAAGAATCCAAGGTCTAGTGCTGTATCCTATTTGAAGTATTCCCCAAAGACATATCGTAGTGTGAAGGATGTGCAGGAATGAATCCAGGTACAGAAATACTTCCAGCAGACAACAACGGTCAGACTGAAGCGGAGAAGATAGCCCAATCTATAGTCCCCTACCCAAGGGATGATGCAAGGGCTAAGTATTTAGGCTTGCGGTGTAGCGGCTTCACTGTTCGTGAGGCTCTTCGGCTCATTGGATTCTCTCACTCTGCTTTATCCAAGTGGCGGAAAGACACGGAGTTTGAATCTCTTGAACGCCGCACTTCTGAATTTAGAAAAGAACTGTCCCAAGAGTACGCCAAGATTGAGTTTATGAGAAACTACAGACTTGTGCTGGAAAAGGATTATCGTGTACTGCAAAAGAGTCTTGAGGTTGGCAAGGATGGGGAGTCCGTTCCTTTGTCAGAAGACAATATGGAATACCTTAAGAAGCTAAGAACTCACTACACCCCTCAGCAACTTCAGATAATGGAGACACTCGTTTCTGCTGGAGATGTTGGTAGCTTTGATTTTACGGAACTTGCTTTGTCATTATCTAGGACAACCGATAAGGTAACTGTGGTTGGGAAAAGGAGTCAGCCTAGTACAGTATTAGGAGGTGATGTAAGTGGCGAGACGACCAGTTACTGCAGCAGTGAGAGCAGCATCACGAAGGAACTTAGCTAAGGCTCAGGTATCTAGAATACGGATGCGGCAACCAAGGCGTCCCAGAAGGGTAAGATAGATGGGGACATATGAGATTGTGACTACAGTGTTAAGTCTAGGAGTAGGTGGGGTGCTTGGTATTGTTATATTTCTTATGTACAGGAAGGATAGAACGGATACCGAGGAAAGATGGGCGAGTCTTGCCTCAGAATTAGTTGAGTGCAGGAGTAAAGAAAACAGAACCAGATTGAAGCAAGCAAAGGCACTTACCGAACTCACAGCACAGCTAAGGAGAATGAACGGAAGGTCGTAATGGATAGTAAAGATGCAATGCGACTTCTTCTTGAGGATAGAAAGCTCTTCAAGGAGACGCTTATGCAAATTGAGAACAAGGATAGGCAACTAGTTCCTTTTAAGGAAAATCCCATTCAGGAAGCTATGAATAGGGATTCTACTGGTAGGGATATCCACGTGAAGCCAGCACAGGTGGGCTTCTCTTCAGATGTCATCTGCGACTTTCTTATTGACTGCATCACCATCCCAGGTACTACAGCAGTGATAATCTCTTACGATGAGTTTATTACAGGAAGGCTGCTCAGAAAAGCTCACTCCTTTCACTCTGTGCTTCAGGACAGAATTCCTTCTGTAGATAGGATGCACCATAAATCTACTAGTGAAATAACCTTTAAGAAAATGAGAAGTAGTTTCTACATTGGGTCTGCAAGGGGGTTCGCCTTTGGGCGTGGTGAGAGGATAGATGACTTGTTTGCTGATGAGTTTGGATTCTGGCAACCTGAAGATACTGTGAAATTTATGGGGGCTGCCCTTCAGCGTGTTCCGCTTTCTCCACACTCAAAGGTAAGAATAGGTAGTACCGCTAACGGAGAGGGTAATGACTTCTATGAGGCTTACAATTCGGCTAAGGAAGGAAAGAATATTGGGGCATCTGTATTCACAGCTCACTTCTATCCTTGGTGGATGCTACCCGAATACAGTATGCCATATGACAGTCACTTTGCTCTTCCAGGTGATGACAGGGCTATATTGGAAGACATTTTACCAGAAGAGGAAGTATTGCTTAAGAGGTTTGAGCAGCTAGGTGTGGATGACATAGCGGCGCATAGCAAGATTAGGTGGAGGAGATACAAGATTGCAGAAATGTCCAGTCTTAGAAGAAGTGGTGAGACTCGTCTACTCTTCCAACAGGAGTACCCAGAGGATGATGTATCTTGCTTTCTTACAGCTGGAGATATGGTATATGATGCCCAAGTAATAACTGAAATGGCAAGGAATTGCTACCCCGCAGAATTTCATACTTTGTTTGCTGACATTTGGTGTCCGCCAGAAGCTGGAGAAAGCTATCTAGTAGCCATTGACCCTGGTGTCGGAATTAAGTCGGAATCAGTAGCAACAGTCTGGTCATTTACTGAGACGGAGTTCAAGCACCACGCTACCCTCAGTGGATACTACAAGGGTGATGAAATGGCGAGCAAGTGCAAAGACCTTGCTTGTTACTATAACAATGCTGTGATTGCCGCTGAAGATGCCTTAGAGTTCGTAGCGCACATAAAGGATTATCATAATCTTTACTACAGGACAGATGTAATTTCGGGGCGAGTGGGAAGGGCTATTGGATGGGCTACTACCCCCAAGACAAAGCCTTATATGATTACCGAAGTAGGAAGGCACTTGGAGAAAGTAGAAACCCACGATATAAGAATAGTCAGCCAGTTGCGGAATATAAGATGGGTAGAAGGTACAAGAGGAGAACGGGCGGTGTCTATTGGTGCAGATGACTACCACGACTCGCTGGCTATTGCTGTGTGCTGCAGGGAGACAATGCCAATGGTTAGAGGACTGGTTGGTGTCACTGGCTGGTCTGACGATTGGGGAAAATAGGAGGAAGCTATGGCAAAGCAAGATATAGCAACAAGATGCGAGGGGCTGCAGAAAGCTTGGAGGTCACGGAATGAAAAGTTCAAGCAATGGTATAGGCTTATACAAATGGTGGATGAGCTTAAGCAAGAGAAGATGGAGTCCTTCGTGGGTAATGACCCGCAGGCTTCGTTCAAGATGCTAAGACATATGCTTGACCAGAAAATTCCGCATCGTATTCCTCACGAGTACATCACGGTAGAGAATACTAAGGATGCTACTGACCTCAGTAATGTCTTTGAGACTATCTGGAGAAATATAGATTACAATCATTGCTTAAAGGGCAGAGAAGGATGGGTGTGGGACTTATCTGGATTTCTTCTCGCTACTGGCTGGTACAGTGCCTTTGCTATACCTACCATTGATGGCTCTGGAGTCATAGCTGAAGTCTGGAATCCAGCTACAGTATTCCCCGTATGGGATGATGTAATGGTGGAGTGTGCGCACGTAGTAAAGTTGGACAAGTACAAGGTAGAGAGGATAGTGAAAAGAAGCGGGTGGGAGATTAGTACAGGTGGGCTAAGGAACTTACTATCCAGCGGAGATAGAGTTCTGTATGACCACTGGAAAATAGACACTGATGGCAATGTTGTTAATGGCATATCTTTGGGCAAAGATATAGTGAAACCTTATACACGATGCCCCAAGCTTTCCAGGATTCCGATATTTACTTCCCCTGTTGGGGGGCTTCCTGATACTGGTATTATATCAGAGGATGTGCGGAGGGCGCAAGCCGAACTTGGTATGTCTTCAGTAGCGACCAATGAGAATATATATAAGTACAATAACAAGTGGTGGACATTCAGTATGCAGCTACTCAGGGACACTGCCCAGGCAAGGATTAAAGAAAAGTCCCAGGGCAAGCAAATAGTTAAGCCTGAAGATGTGAACAAGCGTGGGGCAATATTCAGGATGAAGCCAGAAGAAGATGTTTCGTTCCTTGTCCCACCACCTATTCCAGTAGAGATA